TATCATAACATATCATTTTATTATAGAAAATATACAAAAATTATTCTATAATAAAAAATTATTCATCATATAAATTATTGAGACTGCTGTTTTTCATAAACTTAGCTTTGCTAAATTTATTGAGAGATTCTGTTATAGTGTTTAATTGTCTTTTTAGACTTTCATTTTCTGTGGTCAATCGCTCAATTTCATCTGTGTTATTTACCGTTTTAACCACCTCAACAATTTTTTCGATTGGTACTTGTTTAATAACTTCTTTTATAACTTCAACGGGTACTTCTTTTATTTTTATCACCTCTTTAATAACTTCAACAGGTATTTCCACAATCTTTTCAACCACTTTTATCACCTCAATTGGCACCTCTTTTATTATCTCCTTTACAACCGTTTTTGTTTTAGATTTACCTTCCTTGTAAATAGGTACCTCCTTTATTATTTCTTTAATAACTTCTACGGTTACTTCCTTTACAACTTCATAAGGCACATTTACAATCTTTTCAATTTCTCTAATTACCTCTATTTCAATAGGGATTTCTTTAATAACCTCTTTAATTACTTCAACTGGTACTTCTTTAATAACTTCTTTTATTATTTGAATGGGCTTTTCAATAATCTTATCTTTATAAATTATTTTTTCTACCTCAACTTCTTTAATAACCTCTTTAATTATTTCTTTTTCTATTGTAATTTCTTTTACTGAATTACCTTTTGGCGTTTCACCATACTTAAGTAAAGAAAACCCTCTATTGAAAGTCTCTTTAGCTAGTTTATCAGAATTAGCAATATTATTCAATTCACAATACAGCGTGAATTCATCATCCAAGATTAGCGTGTTCTTCACTTTCATTTTCAATGTCCTTAATGTCTTTTATTTTGAAATGAAGAAATGGTTGTTCATTTGGTAAATCATGAAACACATATTCATCAGTTTCTATATCATATATACCATAACCGTGGTGTTTTACTGTCTCACCAAAATTTTGTTGTATTAAACTACCAACCATTATTGCTTTACCACCATTCGGTAATTCAAATTGTTGTCTTTTATGTATATCACCACATAACAATAAATCTAACCCAACAAAATTCAACCTATCATAAGCATCTTCAAATTCATATCCTAAATCTGTTGACATACCTTGAATTGGCCCGTGGAATAAACCTACTGTTAGTTTAGATTCGTCTTTTATAAATTCAGGACGTGTGTTATGTTGATATAATGAATAGACAACCCATTGAATGTTTTCATCAATATAATCACCACTATCTTTATAATAAATAATAGTTGGGTCGTCTAATAGTTGTACTACAGGTGTTATGCTATCTAATCGTTGAGTGTTATTTTCTAAAAAATCATGATTACCGGGTATAATTATAACCTTACCATACTTAGATAATTCTTTTAAAAACCAACTTGTCAATAACAATTGTTCATTGGATATGTTTATCTTTTGATGTGCAACATCGCCTGCAACAACAATACGAATTTCTTCATATTGAATACCTTCTTGATGCCATAAAATATTATGTTCTTGTATCTCCCATATTAATGTTTCAAATTGTTCTTTATACAAATCATGTAATTGAATCGTACGAATATGTAAATCAGCAATATGAATTATTTTTTTTACCATCTTTTAATGTAATTTGATAAATCTAATTTATAAACACCTCTTTGCACTTCAGGTGGTACACGATATTCAACATATGATGCGTCGTCTTTTAATAACACAACAACTGACCCTAACAATTTCTTATCGGCAAATTTTGTGCCTTCTAGCATTTTATTTAACAAACGACCATAGAATGGTAATTGTAAATAATAATGACCTAAAGCATTATCGTGTATATTATTAAATGGTGCAAACATTTTACCTGTATAATGCATTACCTCAAAATTCTTTGGTTGATTGGATTTCCAATCGGTAATAACAAACCCAAAATCACTTTGGTCTTTATTAATCATTAACCAAACTTTATCTGGTTGACCTGTATATTGTAAGTTAGGATCACCTAAAACAATTTCAGTATCTAATAATGTTGCACCGCGCTCATGCATAACATCCAAGAATGATTTACCTGCCATAATCATATTATCACTCTTACGCTTTTGTTCATCATCAATTTCAAAAATTGGTTGTCTAACTTCTTTATAATCACCATAACGCCCAATTAAATTAGTTTCTAATTCAAAGTGAACTCGACTGCCCATATTGGTAGAAAGACTACCAGCTAATTTCCATTGTTCTTGTAATAACTTAGCCGCATCAGGATCACCTTTTGACATTCTTAAAGCCATTCCTTCAGCATCAAATGGCTTATGGAATTTTTTAATTATTTTAGATACAGATGGGAAATTTGATTTTAATTTACCATCATTATCTTTCATGAAGTAAATGTGTTTTTCTTCTATAAAAGTTAATTCTAATTCTTGTCTGCGTTTTTCTAATAAATCTTTAATTTCTAAAGCTACATCTTCTAGATGAGTTGTTGTCGTTGTCATTAATCTAATTGTTTTATATTTTGTTCATTAATTTTTCCTTGTAAATCAGCGATATCTTGGTCACCTTCTAATTTGATAATCCAAACCTTCCCCATTAGTTTACCACAATTTATTTTGTGATATAATCTTTCAGCATCATTCCATGCATCTGGGTCTAATACTATAATTATTTTCCTTGCGTTTTCATAAAGCTTTTTATATAAATGTTGACTCATGAATTTACCTAACATAGGTATTGCATTATCTAAGAATATACTATCAAACGCACCCTCAACAATATAAATTGGTTTTTCCCAATCAATCAAATGTTCGTTGAATATTAAAATTTCTTTTTGTGCTTCTGGGTTTTTATATTTCATTTTTGTTTTAAACAAATATGAACGAGCTATAAAATAATTCACTTCATGTTCTGTATCATATGAAGGAATTATAATTCTATTTTCATACAAACCTTGATAACAAAAACCAATATTAAATTTTTCACACATTTCATCAGTTATATTTCTTTTCTTGATATAACCATATGCTTGTCTAAATGCTGGTAGTAGTTTTTGACCCAATGAAACTTTACTAAATGGAATAAATTCTTTTGGTAATCTTACCTTTTTATAAATTCGTTTAGGTTGACTTTCATCATCCTCAGGTTTTAATAACAAATATTTTTTTAATTGTCTTGGATTACCAAACTTTTTTATCAATTTGTATATTGAACCATGTGTACCGTGTGTTTCAGCACAAACCCAACATTTATAGACACCATGCTTATAATTTACTTCAAGGTTACCTTTTCCATCTAATTCATCTAAACCTTTAATTTCATAGGAACATGTTGGGCAGCTAAAAGAGATTTGACCACGATAATCATTGTGATTTCTGTATTCACCTAAAATGTCTTCTAGGATATCAACAACGGGGCTATAATCAACTTCTTCTACCATAATTAGTAGAATATAAGAAAAATATATGAGAAAAAAAAATGGGAGCCGCACACCACAGCGACTCCCGTACCAACCAAACTTGTATTTCTACAAGTCCCGTCCTATAATATTAAATATAACATTTAATAATCGCAATGTAAAATATTAGTTGCCTGATATTTCTTGTTTAATCATGTTTACATAACCAATCACTGCTGTTGCAGCATCACTCATATCGAAGTTCTCTTTTTTTAAATTTCCATTCTTACCATATAACCAATTAACATCAGGACATACCTCATTTACATGGTCCCATATTACTTGCTTTTTATCAATATCTTTTGGATAACCACCAAATAAAACATTGCGTCCTTTATCATTTGGTCTAACTAAATCTGGGAATGCAAATTTTCTTGCGTTGTACGTTGATATAAAATTTGGAACAATACCTAATGTATCATAACAACATTTTAAAATCATTGTGTTGTAACGTAATAATGTCCCAATTGTGTAGATATTGTTTGATTGTAACAATGGCTCTTCAATAATCACTTTAACAATACCCATATCTTTATACTCTTCGATATGTTTTTTAAAAGCATCAGCTTTTTTAATTAATTCTTCAATTTTATCTTCTGGTTGTGGTTTTATCTTTGGTGAAAAGTGGGTCAATTCTAACAGCTTTGAACCTGTTAAATCAAATAAAGCAAAGCCGATAACCTTTGTGCTAATATCAAGTCCTAAAATTTTTGGTTTGTTTTTTAATTTTATTAAATTATCATTCATAAGAATATAAATAACTAATTTTATGTGATTTGTAAATACTAAAAATCTAAACTAACTGAAATTACCTGTGTACCCGTTCTATCTATTGGAGCTGCTAATTTGGCCATAACCAATGCATTCTTATTTGCATCCAATAAAGCAACTTCTGTTATTTTAGGATTACCTGATACATAAGTTGGGTTTTGAGATGTTAAGAATTTGTCTGAAGGTAAATTAATGATATAATCCATTTCTTCTATATCTGTTGCTCTAGTTACCACAATTGTTCCAGGGAATGTTTTTTCCGCACCAAAATAGCCACCACTATTTGATGTGTCAGTAAAGTTTGATAAAGCAAATGTAGAACCATTTACAAAATTAGTATTGTTGATTGTGAATGATGTACCGTTCTGTAAATTAACTAATGAGCCGCCAGCTGCAGTTGTATAATCCATTATTTTCCATGCACTTGGCGACGGTACCGAGCCATTAGTAATTTGTGCTAAAATATAAAATTTAGTGTTTCCGCGTAAATTAGAGAATTCTCCACTATTAAATTTCAATGTTACACTATGTAATACCGATGAACCTGAAATACTCATATGATAGTTACATGGTAAACTACCCGTACTACCTGTTGATAGCATATATGTTACCCACATTGTTTTACCTGTTGTTAAACCCGTAATTGGGTCCCCTGATGCAATAGCATTTACTGCTGGTGCAGGTAATGTATAACTTCTATTTGATTTGCTATCTAATGCGGCAACAATTTCTTCATCATCAAATACAATAAGTTTTTCATTGTAAAAAATTTTACCAACCCTTACATTGTTTTCGTCTAATAAATTTCTATAGTTTATAACAAATCTTGGGTTTACACTTGAAACAATTTGTTTATCAACTGTTCCACCACTAAAAACAGCATTTCCTCTATGATATGAAATTGTCATTCCACTAATGTGAAAAGTTGAATCTATGTTGAGGTAATCATCATATCTAAAAAATCTTTCAGGGTCACCTGAAGTTCCATTTTGTGAATAATTTAAAATTGCAACACATTTTTGTTCCTCCGGTGAAATTGTTATTAAATCACCCATAGTATTACTAATTGTTGTTCCTGTATTTGTTGTTTGTCCTGAAGTTGATGTGTAACCTAAAAATTCTTTAATTCCTGTATATTTGTTACTTGTATATCCTGTTAAAGCTAAATCAGAATTAGTTAATCCAATTGGTCTATAATCCCACACAATATCCATTGTCCAATCTGTTGCAGGTGACATTGGATTTGGACATGATTGTACTGTTGATTGTTGTATTGGTGTACCAAAAATAGTTGTACCGCTAGTATACCAAAAAGGATATTTAACGTGAACGTCTTTATCTAATGGTGCTAAAACTCTTTGAGTCCCACCATTATAATTGTATTCAGAATCACCAATTGCAAAATAACTAATTACAAAGTTACCTGTTGCAATAGCATTTCTACCTTGCTTTGTTAATCTTGCCGCTACTTGTGCTGAATAATTTGTATTTAAGAAACTCATATATAATAAATATTTTTTTAAATTTTATGGACAATTATATGTACTTCCAGTATATCCTACTGTGCTATAATATCCATATCTTGGTTTTTGGTATTTATATTTTGACCTAGTGAAAATATTATTTGTTATTAAATTACCACCTGTCCATAAAGTTGTTGCTGGTATAAATTGGTCAAGAACTTGAACCCAATACGGGCTCATTGTATGTATGAAATTTAATACTTTTGTAAAATCATATGAAGTATATCCCGTATTTGTAATGTAATCATTAAAAATAGTTTCTAAGTCTATATAATTTTTTCTGTATTTAATTACATTTGAATTTGTAACAATATCGTTAAACGCATTATCAACATATTGTTGGAATGTGTTACCTGTTTGCGGTGTTAGATTACCAAATGTTAAACTTAAATTTCTTGATTGTCTCCAAATATCGTATTCAATACCTTGTGATGGTGATAAATAAATGTTGATATTTTTTCTATTTAAATGATGGTTACTTAATTCATTATCAACATCACCTTTATTATCAACAAGTTTAGATTCAATTTTAAAACCATAATCTAATCCAGGAAAAGTTCTAAAGTAATTGAAGTAATCTTCACCGTATGTATACGAACCTGCAATTGTTTTAACTGATTTAATTCTACCAGTAAGAATTGAATTTTCGTGGTCAATAACATCTGAAGACCTATGATCTAATGTTAAATCGTACCAACCTGAACCTTTTTGAAAAAATATGTCATCTGAAACATTTGATATACTTGTTGGAAGACCATTTGAATCTATTGGGTATTCCTCTCTTGTTAAATTTGTAAATCCTGTAATTGAACCTGTTTGATACGTTCCACCTGTATATCCAGTTATTACTGTATCTATTTTTGTACCTTGTATTAAATTATATAAATCATCTTGGAAATCTTGTGCAATTGGTGTTGAATCAACAACATAAATGTACTCATCAATTTTAATCAAAGGGTCTGGTGCACCTAAAAATTCTAAAAAGAATCTTATTGAATCTTTTGTTCCTTTTGATTTATAAACATATGCTAAATTTACTAATAACCTTCTATAAAATTCATTTTCGGATTCAATAAGGTTTTTACCTAAACTAACACCAGAGTATTGTGAGTCGGGTCGACTATATAGAATATCGTCTAAATTATTTTCGTCAAATAAATTTACTGTGTTAAATCCTAAATTATCTGCTAAATTTTTTAATAATAAATCAGGTACATTATTGATACCGTCGTATGTGACATTTCGCATAACTGCTATATTGTCAATATACTTCTTGATTCTATCAAATGATTGTCCATACAATTGAAATACTGATTGCATTTTTTGGTCATCAGTGTCAAATTCATATAATTGTTCAGCTGTTAAAAATCTAACAATTATATTAGATTTGTAATCATCAATTTCAGTCGCAATTGAACTAACGCCGTCAATATATTGTGCATAATCAATTCCTGTTATTAGTATATTCCAACCATCATTTGCAACAGGCCAATTATAACTAATAGAAATTAATTCAGTAGCGTTTCCATCTGAACTATCTCTAGGTACTTTAAATGATGCGTTGTAAATTGGGCTAGTTTCTCTATCTAATAATATGCTTTCTAAATCATCTAAATTTCCAAAAAATTCTTCTGTAATAGCATCGTTTGGTCTAATTAAAAAAGAATCTTCGGTTGTTGTTCCTGTAAATGGTTTACCGGTTACTTTAAATGTAATTACATTGTAATTACCATCATTAGGTTCACTATATGAAACTATGTCATATGTATTACCATTATAATAAAGAACATAATTTTTATATGATGAATAAAAATTTCTTAAAGCGTTTATTGTTACTGGTATATCTGTACTTGTTGGTTTATTGAATGTTAAATCAAATGGATTACTTAATACAGATTTTTCAACGCTAAATGTGGTAAGGTTTAAAGCTTTGCTATATGATATATTTGTTGCACTATTTAAAGAAGTTGCAATAGGATTTGAAGAGTTTGCATAAAGTGCAGCTGGGAATTTTTGTATTATTTTAGTAATTGATACTAAAATTCTAGAATTTAATGACCCATATAAAGATTTAGAACCATCGTCTAAACCACTTTTAAATCTAATTTTTTCTTGTGCAACAGATGTACCATTAAAATTGTCTTGAGTAGTTTGTGCATTAGTAACATTTTTCAATGTTTCTAATGTTAAAAAATCTGAAAACTTAGCTGTTTTAAAATTTTTAGTATCTCTTTCTGATGGAACAACATCTAATGCAAAATTTGTATTTGTCAGTTGCGAAGTTCCATCAGTAATTTGCATACCAACTAAACTATCCGCAAAAGTTTGTGCTCCACTAGCAGCTTTACTAGGTACTTTATATTTAACTGTTTTTGCCATTAAACGTTAGTTATATTATCAAAACCAAGCCCCTCAACGATATTAGCCCTTTGTTCTCTAATTTCGTATAATGTATCATTGAATTGGTCTTTGATTTCATATAGGTTGTATTGTTTATATATATTTCTATCCTTATCGTAGATTGTGTAAATACCTTCAGAAACTGCTTTAGATTGGTTACCATAAAGAGCATTTGCCAATGTACTTGCATCATGTTCAACCATTTCAACTTCGACAGTTGTTGGGTTAAAAAAAGTGTTTGTGAAAATAATACTTTGACCTGGTTGACCAATAAATGGAACAACATTAGGTCTACTTGATGAAGCTGAACTTGGTGTTACGGTTAAAAACACTAAATTGGTTGTTTGGTCGGTATATCTATATCTAACAGCTTTATCTGATGTATCTGTTAAATTTACTGTAACCGCTTCGCAATAAAATGAAGATGTTACAATTCTATAAAAGTTAGGTAATTTTTGATTATTGCTTGTATTGATATATTCAATTCTATAACCAACTAAACCCTGAGGTGTGAACTTATTTCTATCAGCAGTTGGTACGTTATTTAAATCTATAACTAATCCTCTAACAGATGGTAATGACGCTAAAACACCACAATCTGTAATTGTGGACCTAATTTGCTTTGGTCTAATATGTAGCGTGTATACACCTAGTTCAGAGAAATTAGATGCTGTCAATTTTAAATTATATAACCCCCCTAATATTTCTGTATTTTGTGCTGTCGTTGCATCCGTTGTACCTGTCCCATGATAAATTGGTGTTAGATACTGCTCAGGTGGGGTTAATTTTGTCAAAGTCACGGTAGACGTTGTCTTTCTATCTGCAACATAATGATAAAATATGTCCACATCTGCTGGAGAAACGTCTGCTGGTCTTATTGTACCATATGATCCTACTGCCATTTTCTTTTATTTATAAATATGATTTTATTGCTTTTTAATGTTAAAAAACTTATTTCCGTAGATTTCTAACTCACCTGTATTTTCAATTTCACCCAATCTTAGGTTATTTTCCAATACACCCTGTTTACCTCTTTCAATGAATACATCCGAATATATTGTTGGTTCCTCTATAAACCCTAAGAAATGTTCATTTCTAGTAAGCATGTTATTAATGACATATTCTGTTACATAACCTGTTGTATTTCCTGTTACGTAGCCTGTAGAAGGTAAATCAGCAAAGAAATTAGGTACCGAACCAAATACATATGTTGTACCATCAGTAGCATCTAAGTAGCTTAAATTGTCTATTGTGTAACCCGTCCCATTTACTATAGTATTATCTGTTGTTGTAATTGAATCCGACATATTAACACTTATTGGATATCCGCCGCCATATAATGCCAATTCAGATAATTTGCTTTTGGTGATAGCAACAAATGTATATCCTGTTGGTTGTGCAATAAATCCATTACCTGAATCCAAGTCATTATCAAATGATTGGGTCATAGGTAAATGTGAATAAGGAATATTAAAGCTTAAACTACCAAAATAACTAGCCATATTAGTAAATATCTAAAATGATATTTGGTATAATATAAATAAAAAAACCCTATTTATAAATGGCTATTTTATAAACTTGTTGGGCTGTAATAATAATCAAAGTTGGTGGATTTTCCGGAAGGTGTATACGTCAATTTTATGATTCCATGAATTTCAACAAGTTGTCCAACTAAAGATGAATTTACCGAACCAACTACATTAAATGTTTTTCCAGATTTATTCACTGAATAGCTACTAAATGGCCCATTAACAAATGTTCCTGTTACGTCACCACCACCCGATACATATGTTCCACCGAAATATGTTGCAGTAAAATCTGATGCAGATAAATAAGATAACGAATCAAATGTTGCTATTATGTGGTTACCTGGCGCCAAACTAGTTCCACTTGGTGGGTTAGAAAGTACAAAACCATCTTGAGCGCCGCCAGGAGCTGAATATATACTACCATTGACTGGAATATATACTGTCAATGCCGCTGCTTCAATACTAATTAAACCACTATCATTAACACATGTTGTACTAGTTAATTTAACATATCTATCAGTACCTGTAATACCGGTAATTTCATAACCGGTAAGTAACGTACCACCATTAGAAGGGGATGTCATGGTTCTTGTTAAACCACTAATATATGTTCTATTAAATACTGCGGCATCAGTTGGCACATCCCAACTATAGATATCTACCGTGAAATTATTTGGAACCGTTGATGTCCCAGTTAATTGTAAACTAACTTGGGATGTGGAATTACCTATTGGCATATTTTAAAATTTTATTTCTTTTATTATAAATATATTTTTATTTGTTTATTTTTTAACATGGTTGACCAAACATAGCAGAAATATATCCATTACTGTTTATTGTGTAAATTGTACCGGAATTAGCATCGTAAATTCTTGTATTAGTAAAAACAGTAGGACCTCCAGCAACTGAGTATATTTTCATATTAATAGATAATGTATTACCATTATTTGTGTATTTTGTTTTATCAGCTGTTATCATATAAACATTAGCTAATGGTGAAGTTGGGGTACAGGTTAAACCAGTTGCTATTATAAATTCACTAACAAATGAAATGTCATTTGTGTTAACTTCGCCTGTACTATGTGCTATACAACCATTTGCATCAGTAACTTCTAACCAATAATAACCACCAGATAAACCATTATAAACTTGAGAACCTAATGTTACACCAGTTGTTGTATCAAATATTGGACCTGTTGTATAATCATTGTATGGTGAGGCATTATCTTGGTATATTTTATATGTTTTAGGATTTACACCACCACTATCTGACGCTGTAACAGTACCACCAGAACCAGTATCAGTACTATTTAAAGTTAATGTAGCTGTTAGAGCTGCTGGTTGTAATAAAGTTTGAATATAACCATTACCATCATAACATCCACTAC